GGCTTTTGTTGTGATTGACGGAAATGCTACTCGTGTGTCAGACATCTTGGAAACGGTGAGGGAATTTGATAACCATGTAAATGCGTTTAAAGCCTGTGGGATATTATGAATGATTTTTTAGATTGCTTAAAAGGCCAACTGCCCAACGACCTTTATAAACGGGCAGAAAAAGCTTACGAACAAAACCGTAAAGCCTTTGAATCCGAAATGGGATCAGAGGAAGCCAAGGTAAAGGCCACGCAGCGCACAACAGAGTTTTTTGACGAATACCTAAAAAAGCAAAAGAACAATCTCCTTACCACCGCCCAGCGTTCTTTAGAGATGTGGGATGAGGTTAATCGTCTTAAAGGCAATAAAACATCCGATTGGGCTTATGCCAACGTCATTTTGGAAAGAATCGGCGACCAACAAGCCTACAATCGCGGCCTTGTTGCCAAACTGATGAATGCGTTTATTGAGAAATACAAACCCCGTTTGGGTGTGTTTCGTCCTGCTGAAAACATATCCATGACAAAGCAAGTTTATCGGGAAATGTTTTTAGAGAATACGGGTGATGTTGATGCCCAAGGATTTTATAAATCCTATAATGACACGCAAAATTATCTTATAGACCAACTTAATGCCCATGGGGCCTCTATCAACAAAAGGGCAAAACGCCAACCAGGCCAGTTCCATGACAGCGAATTATTAAAATCTGTATCGCCGGAAGAGTGGTGGAGCCGCATATCTCCTTTGTTGGATAGAACGGCAATGATTGATAAAAAAACGGGCGCACCGCTTGATGATGCAAACTTGAAAAGAATTTCATTAAAAATATATGATGAAATTACAACGGGTATTGGTGAGGGTAATCTTCTTCGTTTAAGCAGTGGCGATCCTGCTACGGTAAAACCCAAAAGCATTGTGGACCGATATTCTGATAAACGGTTTTTTGTTTTTAAGGATGCGGATTCATTCTTTGCTTATAACGATATGTTTGGCAGCGGAGACGAGGGCCTTTATAATTCCATGATTGATGAATTAGGCGGCATGGCTGAGGATTTGGCGGTATTACAAGTCATGGGCCCGAATCCCGAAGACGTACATAAGTACATGATGAGCCGCATTTCTTTTGACCCAAGTAAAAGCAAAGAATGGGGATTATATCGGGAAAAACAGATTGAGGGGGCTTTTCGTCTTCTCACGGGCAAAGATTATGCGGTAGGGAATCCCCATTGGTCCATTAACACTTATTCAGCTATGAGAGGATTATTTGTATCGGCTAAATTGGGATCAGCGGCCCTTCTTACTTTGGCGGATTCTATATTTGCTGCCAACACCCTAAAAATGAATGGCATGTCTGCAACCAAGGGGTTTATCCGTTATTTTGGTGGACTTAATCCAGCTAAAGAAAGCGATAGAGTGCTGGCTGCCAATCTTGCGTTGGCAGGGGATGTTGTGACTGATGGATTTATTTCAGCGTCTCGTTATGGAGAAATAGAAGCCATTGGAAAATCAAAAGCCGTAGAGTTTTCCCAAAAAACAGCTAGTGCTACTATTCATTTGTCTGGGTTAAAAACCATGACAACCCACGTTAAGAAAATAACGGGGCTAGAGTTTTATGGGTATTTTGGGGCGCATATTAAGGCCCAAACGCCCTGGGCAGAGTTAGACCGCGATCTATTAGAAGCCTTTGACCGATACAATATCACGCAAGACGATTGGGCAAAAACCCTTAAAACAGGAACGTTATCCTTAGACGAGCAAGGCAACACAGCCTTTATGAACGTAACGGAATGGACGGATAAAGAGTTGGCCAGTAAATATGGCACGTTTGCCGCAGAGATGATGCGTAAAGCCTCTAATGAACCTTCCGTTATGTTGCGCAGTGCCCGTACTGGTTTTGGGTCAAATAAAAATTCCTTAAAACGTATGATTGCCACGGATGCTTTTTTCCTAAAAAGTTTTGCCATATCCGCTGCTAGTAATCATTTAATTCCTGCTTTTAACCGAGCTTTTAAACGTGGGGAGTTTGGAAGTTTAGCAACACTTGTTATTGGTGGAATGGTTATTGGGACTATGACTTCCCAATTACGAGAAGTAGTTTCAGGGAAAGACATGAGAGAATGGGATAATCCAAAAACGTGGGCGGCGGGGCTTTTGTCTTCTGGGGGATTGGCTATTGTGGGTGATTTTGTTTTTGGGGATTACACAAGAAATGGACAAAAAATGTCTGATTTTTTAGGTGGATGGCTAACCAATACAGGAGTAACTATATTTGATGTCATCACTGGCTCTTTTGGGAAAGCCCTAGACCCTGAAAAGGAAACAAACTGGTTAAGGGATTTTTATACTTACGCGCAAAACTTTATTCCTGCCAAGAATCTCTGGTATTCCAAAATGTTCACGGATCGTTTTATTTGGGATAATGTGGAAAGACTGGTAGACCCTGATTTTGACAAGAAGGTTGCCAGAAATGAAGCCAGGATTCGTCGGGAAACAGGGCAAGGTTTTTGGTGGCCCAGAACATCCACATTGCCCACAAGAGAGCCTGTTGTAACCAAAGGAATACCCGATGTGGGCAGCTAGATTTTGGAGTAAACGGTTTTGGAGTGGCCGGTATTGGACACCCAGTGACACTGAGGAAGAAATTATTTATGTTCATGTCTATCCCCCTATCAATGGGCAATTATTTGTTCCATCACCGCAAAAGACTTTTTTTATTCACAATTTGCCGTTAATAGGTAAAGTAATTGTGAATACGCCTTTTAAAGCATTCTTTAGAAAAGAGTTTATCAATAAGGGACAAGTTCAATCTGAATTGAATGCCCGTATCCAACTAGAAGGAATCAAAGGTTATGTCGGTAAAATCCCTACAAGTTGATTTTGGGTCGCCTGCCCCTATTCGCTTAGACTTTAATCTTGCCAGTGAATTCCCAGGCAAATCCGCTTCAAACATCACAGAGGTGTATTGGTCCTTAAAGCGCTCTGATAGGGATGCGGATAATAAGTATGTTCTTAAACAATTCACAACTGGCGGCGTGACCAAAGAAAATATCACGGCTGAAAACGGAGAAAGCCTTGTAAGGTTTTCCGTGGTGCTTTTGCCGGCAAATTGGGCAAATTTATCGGTGGAAGAATACATCCTTGTGGTGGGATTTAAACTAGATAGCCAAGGACCAACGGAATTAAGTTACCTTTTGAAAGGAGATCAATACACCAAACTTCGTATTCTGTTTAGGCAGCGTGCGCTTACCGCCTAATGCCTATTATTGAAGTTCCTTTTAATGGATACTTTCAATCTAAGTTTGACACACTTGGGTTTCCGTTTAATATAGATTTACCTGAATTTGTTGCCAATTTTTTTAAGGAGCCTTTCTTGGCATTACCATTTATCACACGGCAAGATATAGGACTGGCAGGGGATGGTGTCACAGATGATTCGTTTCTTTTAAATAGAAAGATGCGGGAATTGTGGGACGATGGGCTAAGTGCCGTGTTTTGGCTAGACCCACAAGAGGGAAAATCATTTTATTTCAATGCCAGTGTGGACGTTCGCTCTAACCAATGGGTTATCTTTTCTAGCCGTTCAGAAAAAAACAATATCACTTTTGGTCCCAATGGAAGAATGCGGATTTTTGGCGGATTGGATGAAGACCCTGATGAAAACCTGCCTAAGTTAGGCGCAACGTCTACAGAAGGCAGCACAACGCTTTTTATGGGGCCTGAACCAGAAAGCAATGCCTCTTTATTTCAAGTGGGACAACGGATCATTATTCGTGGAAAAACGGATGCCAACGGTGTGGCCTTGCAAAAAGAAGACAATGTTGTAACGGCCATTAACACCAGCCTGAACACCTTGACTGTTTTAAACCCTTTAGAGTTTACTTATTTGCCTGTGTATCCACCAGGGGATTTTGAGGCCAAGCAAGGGATACCCGATAGGTCGTTTGTCACGCGCTTAATCTCTTATGATTTGACGGCCAATACAACCGTGGGAAGCCCTATTATTTCTCTGGTATCTACAACAGGGTTGGCGGTTGGCGACTGGATGTATTTATTTGACGAAGGCGTGGCCAAAGATGTTGGGGGCACGTCTGGAAACTTTATTCGTCAAGAAGTCGGGAGAATCATTGCCATTAACGGCCTTAACGTCACATTAAACCATGGGGTGTACCATCAATATCTTACCAGCAAAACAGCACGAGTCACCCGTTTGGATGCCGTAGGCAATGCCCGTATTACAAACGCTAGAGTGTCTTGGAACACGCCGTCATCGGAAAGAGATAATCATGCTTTCTTTGTGGGGTATGCTTATGATTCCATGATTGATAATTGCCATGTTTCTGATGAGGCAGGCTTTGGAAACATTGGATCGTGTTTCCGTTTAGACATTGGTTATAACAACAAGATTCAAAATTGTTCTGGCCGCAATCCCTATCTTATCGGTCCTGGACTTGGGTATGGAGTTTCTATGTACGGTTCCACATCGTGCTTTTCGGATAATTGCCATGTGGACGGGATGCGCCATGGGTTTATTTTGTTTAAGGGCACGGCAGGATGCTTATTTACCAACACCAGCATTGTCAATTCCACCATTTCGGACATTGATTTGCATGGGGCCAATGAAGTTTATAATACCTTTCGTGGGTTCAAGATTGTTTCAGGTCCCACAATTTCAGCCGATGCCAATGACAAAAGCGCAATTAAACTAGGCAATGAGTTCCATTTGGCAGGTGCTTCCCACAACATTATTGAAAATGGGGAGATAGATTTTTTTGATACCACTCATGATACCAACGGTATCGACATATTGCCCACAAGCAGTTGTAATCTTGTAAAGAATGTGGTTATAAAATCCCCTACTGTTGGCATTCAGATCATTGACCAAGATGATGATGCTCTTCCTGGCGATGCTAACTTGAAAGCAGAATTTAATAAAATTGAGAACGTAGATATTTACAATGCTTCCGACCGTGCCATAAAATTGCGTGGAAATGCCAATGGATCGACAACACGGATTATCAAAGACTTGGAGTTAATCAATATCAAGATGTATGGATGCACGCGCCACATTGACCTTGTGCAAGCGGAGAACGTGTTGGTTAAAGATTGCCAAGTGATCCGGCCAGGAGACACAACAACCTATCCATACTGTGTAGATGCCACAAATGTGTTGGGATTGAGAGTTTCGCAGAATTATTTTGAGAAAACGCAACGCGCCGTAAGGATTCAGGATTGCCCATCGGCCAGAGTTATTGATAATACGTTTGTGGATTTGATAAGCGCATCTTCGGCAATCAATGATGTTTCAGGCAATACGGGAGCAATTTTAACCCCTAATACGGATATTCCATAATGGCCAATCAGACCATCACAACGGGAACGCTTGCATCGCCTATCAATTATGATGATGCGTCCATTTCTGGTTTGCTGAATGGGGAATCGATCACGATCAATGGTGGTGCGTTAAAAATTGATTCTGATGTTCGTTGGAATCAACAGGCGGCCGTCATGGGCAACGTCACGCTTTCGGCCACGCTTGGTGGCTCTTTTGTTGTTGATGGGTCGCAAGTATGGGAGGTTCCGTTCTCGGCCTCTGCTGGAAATGTTCCCACCCAAGGTGCGTTAGGCACAAACGGCGTTACAGGTGGCACAAGTGGTGCGACTGGTGAACTCACCCGCGTGTGGGCTACTGGATCGCTCAACCCTGCCACGGCGGGAGGCGCAATGCCCGCCACCGGCTTCATCAAGCTCCGCAGCAAAACAGGCACGTTTCAGAACGGCGAGACAATCACCCTTCCCGGCGGCGCTACCATCACCGCCTCTGGCGCTGGCAAGCGGTCATGGATACACGTTGTCGGGCGCTCTGCCGTAACCGGCGGTGGCAGCGTATTAACAATCCCGCGATTGGGCAACGCTTCATTTTCAGGCGACTGGTACGAGCTGGGCACCACGAATGGCGCGGACAACCAGACTTTCCAGTATCCCGTTGCCGATCAGTGTCCAGCTATCTGGATTGAGACGGCGGCAGGTTCTGGCGTTTACGAAATCTGGATGAATGCGGGCGTCCGCTGGACCGATGGCCTCGGCGCGATTGCAACCACCGACAAAAGGGGGACATACTTTGGTTGCACCAATTCAGGAGTCATTACCATAGCAGGGCGCGGCGCGGCAAACGTTGGACTAAAACCACCCTCGGGTTGTCGAGTGCGCATTCCAAATGTTCTCATGAGCAATGCGGAACCAACTGATTATTCAGTAAATCATCTGCCAGCAGCCTCGATTTCGCGCTATCAGTTCATTCTCAGTTCTGCTGGCGGTATGTTTTTGTCAAATGTGTCGAGCAACTGGCTTCACAGCAACACAGGTGCCTTTAAAATAGAAATAAAAGACAGCGGCCTAAACCAGCCGCTTCAGATAAGCTCTGTCGGTACAACCCTCGACGTGAGCAACGTCGGCATTGCACAGGTTGACTCCGCTGTAAACACGACGTTGGCAATTCAAACCTGCTACGGCGGAACGAGATTAACCGATGTTTTTGCGGCAAAGCCTCTGGCTGCCGTGATGCTCAATCTTGCAAACTTATCAGACATTGAGTTTACGCGCGTCAGACTGGATGTTTTTGGAGTTGCCGGTTCAACGGTGCAAACCTCAACAAACTGCTTTGGAATTGGACCTGCTATCAACCTGACTATGACCGATTGCGTTGCGGTTGGTGGGGTCGGCTTGGCCCTCTCAACAGTAGTCACCGCGTCGATTAAAGGCTTCGAATACGCGGCGCAGAACGCCGGAACCACATTGCCAACGAGTACCGCAACACCAATATCCCTTGCCAGCGGTTGCAAAGACATTGTAATTGATGGCTTTGACAATTTTGATAACATACCTGACGTGCATGCCTATGTACCGCTCTATACGATTGGCGGAAACTGCGATGGCATTGAGATAAAAAATCTAGGCACACCAATCACGCCTTACAATATGGGAAGCGTGAATCCTGCGTCGCGCGTTGCCTCAATAAGCGGGTCCAGAAACATTCAATTAAGAAGGCTTTACGCTCAGAATACGAGAACTGCCGGTGTGTCGCTTGCAACAACAGTGCAGAATGTAGTGATGGACAACGTATGGAGCGATGAAGCGGACCCCGCACAAACTCCTGCCAATAATATGGTTTTGCGCGGAGGACGATCAGCAAGCCCGACGGCTGGCTTCTCGGGCATCTACGGCTTCCATTGGATGGATGCCTGGACCTCAACTACAGCGGGTTATATCACGATTGCCTGCAATGAGCCGACCGCCCAATCTCTGAACCAGTGTTCTGCGAGCCTTGCCGTTGGTGCTGGTTCTGGCTTCACTGGTGCTGGCAACGTGGCCATGACCAAGCTCACGGACACAATAGAATGGGCCATGCCGTATTATGCCTTGGGCATAACGGGGTTTCAAAATACTGCGCCCACCATCACCGGGACAAATCCTAGCAACCACACGTTACAATTCCAGTGGGATACTGGGGCAGGATGGAATGGAACATGGCTCGCTCTGACGGGCGCGAACTTGTCCGGTATTGGTGCCATCAACCCAGCCACCGGCATTAAGCTGAAAGTGCGCGTTACTGTGAACACAGCGAGCGCAACAAACCTGCTTACCTACATCAGGATCGACACAACCACTGATGCGGTCTCGCAGCGGATTGAATATCCGCTTCCCGGATCGATTGTGGCTGTGAACAACCTCGTTCCGAATAGCAGGGTTAAGATCACCCGCGTCGATACTGGCGCGGTTCTCGCTCAGATATCGTCCGTCACGAGCACAACAAATTTTGATTTGCAATATGCAGGCGAGGTTCGGATTGAAGCTCGGAACGCAAGCGGCAGCCCAGCGTACAAGCCGTGGGTCACGCGGACTACAATTAGTGCCAGCTTCACAACAACCGTTACGGCTTTACAGGAGATTGATTAAATGGCTATTCAAGACGACTTTCAAATTAGTGCCACAGGGGACATTCGTCGCCAAGCTGGGGCCAGCACAACCGTTTATTCGGTGTTGGATTTGCACGCATGGTTACAAGATTTAGCGGATGATTCATCTGCTACAGGCAATGACCTTGTAGATATTTTAGCCCCTAATCCATCACGTTTAGATGGCCCACGGGATGCGGCTGTGGCTTCAAGGCTTAACCTTTTGACTAGTGGTTCCATTATATTCAATTTAGATGATACGGCGGCGCAGTTTATCAATTTTGGGTCTATTAAACAGGACAGTGCAAACGTTCAATACTCTGGCCTAAAAACCATCGGTGGTATTGTTGCGGCATCGCCCGTATATGTTGTGCAAAATGGATCAAAACTCACGACCTTTTGGTCTAACGGTCACATTCAGATTTTGGTGAAGGTGCGTACAGGTGGTGCCCTGATTGATTTAGGAAACGTGACGGCGTTTTCAAGAAAATGGGGACAATCGTATTCTCATTTTGACGTAAACCTTGCGGCGGGTGGTGAAAGCAATGCGGCTTTGTCAACGTCCCTTGATTCTAACATTGTGCTTTCTGAGGCCAGCGCGGCGGCCTTATCCAGCAAGGTCACGGTAACGTTTGGGGATACCAACCAAGATTTAGCCAACGGAAATGGGTCAAAACTGTATAAGGGCACCATCACACTGTCAAGCAGCTGTACCTTGCAAGAAGCGTATCAATACTTGCAATACCTAACGCGGGAAAACAGTGCTGCAACCCTTAACAGCATTCCCGGGTGGCGGTATCGGGTTTTAAACGCTGCTTATACGGAAAACGCGGCGGCCCCTTTTGGAACCTTTGCGGGGGGTACGTTCTTTGTGGCTCAGGGATGGTGGCTCACGGGTGTGTTGGCGTCAGAGGCTACAAAATACCAACTGATCGCGCATGATGGCACAACACAAGTTCCGCCCACCTTAATTGGCATCACGGTGGGGAATCTTGTGGCTGGGGATCGTGTTTTGGTGGCACGTGACAATGGATCAGGGGCCTTATTAAAAGATGAATATACGCCCGTTGCGGCCAGTGCAGGGGCTACGTCATTGCAGGTTGTGGAAAGCATTAAAACAGATACGCCGTCCTCTGGTGTTATTCGGATTAAGGGGTTACGTTATACGTATTCTGCGTTTAATGCTGGCACCAAAACCTTTACGGGTCTTTCGCCTTCTTTAGCCAGCAACATTGTAACAGCGGATGATGTGTTTGTGCCTTATATTGATAGGGCAGCAACGGGATCATCGGAAAGCGTGACGTTTATTTATGCCTCTAACTTTAATGCCCGCGTGGATGTACGAAATGGAAGTGGCGCATCGCCGATTGTGCCTTTCTCTACCACGTTATCTGTGACAAACGCAGGGGCAAGTGTGAATGCAAGCCGAAACAGTGATGTTTAATGACCTATTATCAAGCCCCTTTTACATTTGACTTTAATGCGTCTATAATTGATATAGATGTAGGAACGTCAGATGTGGATTGTTTTGACATCTACGACGCAATAAAAAAAGCACAAGCGAGCGAAGAAGGAATCATATATGACAGAATCGGTAGAGGGTCAGGACTCAATGTCCTTGGACCCGGGATCCAAGTTGGTCTCACCGTCGAATTATTGGGGGCTTGGCAACTTCGGTTCCCGAGTGGAAACTACGTCGCCCGTATCTCCGGCGGAAACTTCATCGGAGGACCAGGAGGAGACCCCATTGCCTACACCGCCGGAGTCCAAACCCTCCTGATTCAATCTGCGGCTTCCACAATCGTAACAGAAGGTGGCTCTGTCCCCACAGCAGCGCAAAACGCGGATGCTGTTTGGAATTACACAATGGAAAACGCCATCACATCAAGCCAAATGCTTAAAGGTGTGGCAAGAACGCAACTGGCCAAAGTCAACGTCAACGAAATAACAGGTGATGTGACAATTTATAAACTGGATGGTACAACCGTATTTGCACAGGCATCAACGTCTCCCACAGGGGATAGAAATGCCCCAACCGTAGATTGGAATTAAAGGAGTTTTTATGAAAAAGAAAAAAGGAAAAGGCGGCGGAAAGGGTTGCTAGTCAATCGTTTTTATACAGGTTCATATTTTTTGTGAAAAATGCTCGGTTTGCACGCGGAAAAGTTACCTTCCGTGTCCTTAATAATAAAATCATCTTTAGACGCAAGCATCGGTTTCTCTTGAGTTTCAATATGAATTCTACACCGATCATCATAATGGTAACTCATGCTAAAGAAATCTATGCCCCAATGTTCCTTCATGGCATAGTAGGAATCGCGTGTCCCATCATATTGCATGGCATCAATTTCAACGGGTTTTGTTTTGTATTTCATGCTTTTGCTCTTAATGATGAAAACTTATCAAACGTTCTCAACCCCATGTAAATGTAGGGCAGCATCATAAGCCCATCAAATACCTTTTCATTGGGGCTGGGCATAAGAATAACATAAGCGATGCTTCCTAATAATCCTAGCCACGCCATACCAGGGCGGGTAGAGCGCACAAAAATATCATCTGCTTTGTCCCCTGCCCTAATGGTGTCTTGCGTTTCTTTCTGCTCTAGCTGTGAATCCTGTAGCCGGATGCGTTCCATTTCCAGCAGGTGAGAGCGAATAGAGGCTTCATTCTCATAAGCCATCTTTTTAAGCCGTTCTAAAGCCTGTGGGTCGTTTTGAAGGACAGAGAGTGCCAAATCAGGTGTGGCGTAGTTGGTGGCCCCAGAAACCAGCTTTACGCCAGCCTCTACAGCACTGCCAAGGTTTCCAGTTAAAAGTGAACCGACAAGGTTTGCGCCTTCCGTGCCGTTTCTGCTTAGCCATGCGCCTACGTCCTTCCATGTACTCATAGTTTCATGCCTTTCCCGTATTCCCTTAACCCCGAAAACTCTCTCATTTTATCAATATGACGGCATTGTTCAACTCGGATATGTTCAGCGAGATCATCCGTAAACTCTATAATCTCTTCAAGACTTTCCCTTTTTTCCTGATCCACATCATCTAAATTTAGCCGCAAAGTATGAGAAATCATAGGCAAAAATTTATGAATTTCATTTAGTTTGTCATTCAATGCCACGCATAACCAGTGCGCGTTTGTTTCCCCTTTGAGGTTTTCAAACACATTTTGGTAAACGGTCTCATCTACTAGGTTTTTCATAATAAATCTTTCCATCCTTCATTGCCTAAAAACATCAAGGATTCTGCCTGTCTGCGTCTGCGAAGGCCGTTAGAGGGTTGACCTTTAATATAAATCCATCGTTTAAATTCTGCGGATGCTTCTTGTATTCTGCCTTCGTTCAACAGGCGGCGTATGGTTGAACTAGAAACTTTCCCTCTCCCAAGGTTGAAAACAAAAGAAACCATAGCATCAAACTGGTTTTGGTTTAGGGGAAAATGGACCAAATCGTGGATGTGGTTTTCTGCTTTTTTTTTATCTACCAAAAAAAGTGCGTCTGCCTCTTCTTGGGTAAGACCATTTTTAAAGCGTTCTGTTTCCTCTGGCCATATTCTGTGACCCCATCCTATAGTGGGATATTTTGCCCCATCATCGTATGCTCTTAATCGGCACCCTTCAAAAGCATGGATCAATCTGATTCCGTCCTGAGAAAGAGAAAGCATCATTTAGCCCCTTGGTTAGCGATAAGGGTTGGGATGGCGTTTTCGATATTGGTAACGCGCTCTTCGAGTTTGGCAAAATCGGATTGCTCATCTTCTTTTTTCATAATCGCCACCATTACGGCAAGGTTTTTATCCATGTCCGCTTGCGTTTTCAGAAAATAGGTTCCAGCCCCCGCAATGGTGGCGATGACAATACCAATAAGCGTTATAAGCAATTTGGTATTTGTATTGCTGCTGTCATCCACAACAGGGGCCCTTAGTTTCCCCGTTGTTGCACGTGTGCAACAGTGGTGCGAACTTGGTTTTGAAAGTTAGGAAAGTCATTAAGAGCAGACAGAATCAGTTGCTCGCCTTCCACTTTCGTGATTTTAGCAACAATTTCAGGGCTGCGGATAATACGAAAAGCAATAGCAGCAAGATCAAAAGAAGCCACTTTGTAAACTTCCTCAATAGCGGCTAAGTGTTGTTGGACTTCAGACATGGGGTCTTCCTTTATTTGGGGTTTTTTAGGTTTGAAGAGTGAAAAAAAGAACCTCACTTCATCTCTCCTTTGGCAGGTTTTACATAACTTTATACACCATTGTCTTGATTTTCAAATGGTTTTTCCAGTTTATTTACCATCTCAAAGTACACGGGGTTGATAATGTCCATAATCACTTGGTTGTCTTTGTATTTTTCTTCTGCCTTTTCCATGGCGGCATTCAGGTCTTTCTCGGTTTCCATAGCGCGTAGACGTTCTGCCATAGCTTGTGCAATGCGTTCTGGCGATAAAGGCTTTTTCTCGGGTTCTTGCCCAGAGTTAAGCCAGCTTAAAATGCTTGAACACAGTGTTTCATCAATGGGAAATATCTTCCCAGAAAAGAATCCCGTTCTATCCTTAGAAGAGGAAGCCATAAAGTTCCCGCCGCCAGGAAGATCAAAGACAAGTGTAAATTCGTAGTCCATGCCTTCCCGTTGAATGGGGGCCAGCCCTATTTTTTCAGGGACTTTTTTGCCGTTTTTCTCAACAAGAGCATATTCTTGTTTGGCACGCATTGTTGCAATAATGTGACATTTGGATGCTAAAATGGCGTCAACAAACGCCTGGTGTTTTGGCGTCACGTCTTTCCAGGATGTGTAGCTGTTTTTTGAGTTGGATGTCTTGGTTACGGTATCCACCTGCTCTAAGCACCCGCCTTGTCCGTTCCACTCATGGCTTATGCTATCAATGATGATAACATCCGCCCCAAATGCTTCTGCCTCTTTAATGCGCTTTATATAAGCCTCAGGGGCATACGGAGGCGAAAACTGAGATACATAATACTCAGGAAATTTATCGCTATAGAGTTCCGCAGAGCCATGCTCAGTGTCAATAACGCAAACCTTGGCATCCTTCCCAAAAATGCCAAAAGCCATTGTAAGCGCGGAATACGTCTTTCCACTTCCCGATGGCCCCGTTAAGGCAAGTCTCAATTTCTGCTTTTTCTTCTCGGCTTTCGTAAACATATCATGGTTCCTTTGTGTTGGTGTGTGTAAACAATACACAACAAAGCAAACCAAGTCAACGTTTATTTTATCTGGTTATTGACAAACAAAATCCAGTCTTCGGTTATCATGACTTGTGTAAGTCGGTAGACTTTCCAGCCCATAAACTGCGCTTGATTATATTTCTCACAGTCCTTTGAGTATCCCACAAGCGTCTGGTGGCGGCCCATTTTGTGCGTATTAATGCCCTCTATTTCGATGGCAATTTTGCTTTTGGGGTGTGCGTAGTCAAACCGCCATTTTCTCACAGGGTGAAACTTGTATTCCTTTTCCAGCTTGTGTTTTGAAAGTATTTCCCAAAGATAGAGAAACTTGCATTCAAGGCCAGAGGATTCCTCAATGCTTTTGACTTTAGCTGCTTTAGGTAGCTTCTTGCCTTTAAAAAAGGCTTTTGGCAGTCGGATCATTCCACAGGCACCGTTTCAGAATCCACCACCATAGACACCATTTTATCTTTCAGGCGGCCATAATCAAAACACACCTTTTGATCGTCCAGCACAATCAGAGACACCAAAGCCAGCACCGTGACAATCAAAACAAAACAAGCGGCTTTAAGAATCATCACATGCCCCATCTATTTCGCTTGCCAACATTCTCAGGTAATTTGAGATTGTTTTTGGGTTTTCCTTGTTTTCAATTCTTTGGGATACCGCTTCCCAAATCAAATCCACAAGGGTGCATTCAAAATGGGCATCAGATTCGTCTGGGAAGGGATGGAACGTGATGACAAAACTGGCTGTGGGAAAGACATTAAAATCAATATCCACTTCAGCGTCGTCTAAAAAATTCTCATCCCTTATCATCAATGAGTGCCAAACGTGTCCACCAAAGAGTCTTCCTTTTGATCCTTTTTGCGCTTCTTGTGAACAAACGTCTGAACAACGCGGTCAGAATCAAGAGCAAGATTTGTGCTGTATAAAGACCATCCCTCACTGGCAGCCTTGTTAAGGTATTGGGTTACCTCTTCATCACTAATTTCGTCAACCTCAAAGGGAAAGCTCTTAAACACGAACTCAGACTTTAATTTTCCAATCATAAAAACACTTTCTTTTTGTGTGGGTGTGTGATATACATAACACTTATACAGAGATTAAGTCAAGAAGAAAAAGGATGTTATGCACAAAACGCTTTTAAGAAGTCGCAGGGAATCGTTGGGTTGGTCAAGAGGTCATGTTCTTGATTTGATGAAAGACTATGGTTTTTCAGGATCGGGTCACAAGATTCTTTTTATCGAAGACCGACGCACAAAAAGTCAGGACGAAGCATTTTTACGTTGCCTTTGTAAAGTATTGGATTTAAATTTCGATGATGTGGCTAGAGAACTTGAGATCGTGCCGGAGAAAATCAAAAAAGCATATTTTGAAGGCAAGATTCAGTATGAGGAAGGTCATTGATTTTTTTGAGTACAAAAAGAAAAAGCAAGAGCCTTTAAAAAACGTTCAGGACATAATCCTGAAAAACAACCACCTGAAGACGATAGAGTGTTTATGCCGTGTTGCGCGTTTCCATGCCAACACGGTTGACGATTACCACATCAACGCATCTGTGCATTGTCTAGAGAGCATCAGGCAAGAGATTGACGACCTGCTGGATAGAGTTAAGGAGCAGGGTGGCTGTTTGGTGTTTGACCAGTAGGCAAGATCACTTCGTCCCATTCAATCAACGGCGCTCCTTGTCCGTTGTAGTATGTGCGTAAAATAATGCGCTTAACGATTGCACTAGGGTTTTCTAATGATTTAAACTCAAACTTAGAAAGATATATAGGTGTAAATACTGAATATTCTTTATAAACATCCACCAAATCCCCTACCATCGGTACAGGACTTAGCAACTCTTGGTTATCTTCGGTAACAGTGACGCGCCAACAAGAGATAAAATCATCACCTACATGGGTTTTAAACCCTTTTTTCCATTGCCCTTCGTATGCCGAAAAAGATTCGATGGCTTTCCAACAAAAACTTTCTTCATACAAAGCCGCCTGACTCAGACGACGTGTTATGAGTTGTGTGCCTATAGGGTATAGTTTGGTCATAATCATTCTCCTTTGCTTGTTGGTACTCAATCAATAAAAAAACGGGGCTTCCCATCAACAAAGAAACCCCGTCCAGTTTTAAGTGGCAAGAAACCAAAACCACTTAGGAGCGTTGGTGTTGTTATGACACACACACCAACCATTGTCAACGGGTTTATAAATCCCTGTATTCTGGGTCATAAAGAAGTCCGTCTGTTTTTTCGATTTCTTCTGTGGACCAAACGTATTTGATATAGTTAGACCTGCGTGGCTCTTCTACGGAAAAATCCATGCAAACATCCAGCAACCCGCCTAAAAAGGCTTCATACTCATCGCGGGTTAAGAGAAACTCTAAAGCATCTAAGTTTACTGCGCCTTCTTGATCTTTCGTTTTAATACGAAAAAGACTTTTAGAAAGATTGTTTGGATAAAAAACATAACCAATTAAGGTAACATCATTCCCGATCAATTCTTCATCATCGGAAAATGCCACATATTCCAACGTATATTGCTCTCTTTCGTACACGTCTGTGCATTCAAAAGGTCTTTTAAAGTCTGTTAGCGAAATCATAAAGGTTTCCTTGTTTGTTGTATAGTTTACCGTCTTGTCGGTAGATGTGGCAAAATTTGCTTTTTATTCGCATAAACCTTACGAAAAACCGATGCCTTTTTTTCACACTCGGTTAAATCATTGCCTGTAAAATGAACCCGCATTGTTCTTTCGATACCGCCGACCACGAACGATTTATAATCAGCCTGTAGTTTCTTTGCCTTTTTTTCAAAGGCCGGCAATTCATCTTTGTGAATCCCCGTGTAGTAGTATGATAAAATCATAATCACATGCTTTCTGTTGGTGGATTTTCAGGACTTAATGCAAGAATAGATTGCCAGCGACCTAACGATATAGGGTGATATGTATTCCCACATAGCTGATCTTTACTGGCTTCATAAGGAACAGCTACCCAGCCATCCAAGGATTGCTTTATAGCCTCTCTAAGAAAATTGCGGGCTTCGTAAAGTGAACTTTCTTCGTCAGAAAAAAGAAGGTTTAAAATATCAGCCACGTCGCTTTTTTTGAGAATACAGGTGTCATCAAGTCTATATAGCATGGTTTTTTCCTTTGACTTTCGTTTGTGTTATGTATACCATACACCAACACAATGACAAAATCAAGAGATAAGTTATGAAAAATGATGCGTGGTTAAAATATAATGATGCGTGTAAAAAAACGATCATTGCGTTTTTCAAGAAATACTACCCTGAAGAATCTTTAGACACTGTGTATTTTGTTGGGTGGGACGAAAACGATTACACCAATGTTTTTGAATGCTGCGACAGGTACTACGGCATAGACTTTGTCCAAGAGTGCTTAAAGCTAGATGCCACGTTCGAGGATATGGATTCATACTATGAGCATGTCCTTCAGTGCGGAATACAAGGTAAGGAAGATGGCATTAACTTTAAGACGTGGGTGCTGCACCCTGAAAAAAGAAAGACACCTGAACAGCAACCTTTTACTGCCCAGCAGCGGGCAAAGCAGCTTCTTAAACGCTGCCTCCCCGCCCTTGAGGGCGTGACAATGCATGAATCTTTGGTGGCAGAGATTCAAAAAGAAATTAAACATCTTTAAGGCCGTCTAAAAGCACTTGATTTTTCTGTTGTTGTTTCATTCCTAATCGAGTATCATTTGTGTTACAAATAAACACAACAAAGAGGACTTTATGATAGACGACACGGAAAACAAGTATGAATCCGCAAGCGTTCCATTGAACGTGAGGATTCCTTTTGATATTAGGGATTCTCTTGATATGAGGGCAAAACAGCTTGGATGGACACGATCTCAATTGGTGAAAGAGTACATTGTGGAAGCGATTTTGCATGATAATAGAAGGTCTAAATTATCCAACTTACGCAAGAAAAATGATTGACCTTGGTATGCGTGTGCGATACAAATGAATCGTGCTAGGAAGATCCTCCTTCCAAAAGCCCCGCCTGAGTGACATTAGGGACGGGTTGCCGCTATAGAATAGTAACCGGTAGATGGTGCTGTTTGATTTCTGGACAAGGAAATGTGTCCTATAATGGCCGATTTGTGCTGCCTAGCTGCCAGCTACCTGGCAGGTTCTCTCTAGCAGAGTTCGCAGTATTAAGGGTGCCTTGGTGCGGTGATTAAAGTTGTCGTTGACTTTTCATCGCACCTCCTTTTTTTAATTATCCTTATTGACTTTTTTCTTATTGTAGTATAACAACAACACGGGGCTAGGCATTGCAAGGCCGAAAGCCCAATTCTTCCTTCCTCGGGACGGGTTGCCCCAAAAAAGATGGTGACTGCGTAGCGGGTGCCTTCTGTTTCCGGGACAAGGAAATATGTTCCAGCAAAAAATGCCGTGGCTAGAAGGGAAGTAATTAGCCCTTTGAAAAGTTATCGTTCGCCTGCCACGGCATCATTTTGAACGAAATAGAACGAAAGAAACCCCATGAAAAAAAGTTTTATCCTGTATCAGGACTACGAACAGCACATCCAGTTGCTAACGGATGAACAAGCTGGAAAACTTTTTAAAGCCATTTTTTTATACAATCAGGGTCATGATGTGGAAATGGAACCCATCGTGCGCATGGCTTTCAGTTTTATCAAAGTGAATCTTGATAGAGACATGGAAAAATATGAGTCCGTGAAAGAAAGAAACAAGATCAATGGATTAAAGGGAGGCCGTCCTGTAAAAACAGAGGAACCCAAAGAAACCCAAAATAACCCAGTGGGTTTATCTGGGTTAGAGTCGGTTAATTTAGAAACCCAAAATAACCCAAAAAAACCTGATACTGATACTGATACTGATACTGATACTGATACTGATATTTTAAAAAAGAAATCTATAAAGAAAAAAGCTGAATCGACAGCGTTGGTTTGTAAAACCATAACGCCTGTGAGTTTTCGATTAGCCCCCATCAAAAGCACTACGCTGGAACCCCACTACAGGGACGACCAAGAGTTCATGGCGTTTTGGGAGATGTATCCCAGAAAGCGCAGGGGTGATCCGCACGCGGCGTACAAGACTTGGCAGGAATTAATTATTTCCGGTGAGGTGAGTACCGAGGCGATTATGCAAGGGTGCCACCAATATGCCAACAGCCGTGAAGGCTCTGGTCAATACGCCCAAGGATGCCAGAGATGGCTTAACGACTACGGATGGATGAAAAACTACACAACCCAAGGAGACCCACATGCAAAATTTAACCCAGTACAAACCATCATCAACCTCAGAGACACAGGAGGAGAACTTAAGGAAGGCATTGATTACACTGTCATTTGTGGTGAACGTGTCCTCAACTACTGAACAAGGCACGATGGATTTGAAGATTAACGAGTACTGCCGATTGATAAAATTAGAAGGCTATTCTTACGATGTGGTCTTAATGGCCGTTCAGAGGCTCAAGGGACGTGTTAAGTTTTTTCCCTCATGGTTAGACCTAAAAGAAGAGATCGACGTCTGTAGGTACCTTAAAACGTCAATGGAGGGCAAAACAGAGTCTGGGGTAAGGTTTCTTGAAAAGTTATATCCTATGTTGCCAGCGGAGGTGGACAGGTGGCAAGCGGAGGTAGATTTTCGCGCTGTGCAGATAAAAATTCATGATGACGAGGTGGAGATATGCCTTGAAAAGGCACCGGCGCAAACCATAGTTGAAAAATATGCGAGTTATTTTAGCAGGATTTTTCCTGATAAGCAGATCACGGTGGTTTCATCTAAGGGCGCAAGGGCCAAGGTATGAGGGAGATTTTTAAATACGGCGAATTCGCCACAATTAGAATTTAACAATGAAAACAAAGGGTAATTTTATGGAAACGTCACAAGGTAAAATAATTGAAAACATCATGCGTGCTTACTGCACAAAAGACCTTAAAAGCAGAAAGCGCTTTCAAATTAAAAAAATATCACAGTATATTTTTCATCATGATTTAACACGTTACAGGGTTGATTTTATTGACGTTGAAAATAATAAAAAATACCCGAATTGGCTAGATACATTTACATTTTTTTATTCTCCAGGTTGCAAGGATTTGGAATATAGGGTGGTATGCCCCAACCGTAATTATACCAAAAGAGCTGAAATAGGGGTTTCACGTCAACCGCTTTCAGAAGGGAAAACTGAAAGTGAAGTGGAGGAAGAGATTCTTGATGAGTTTAAAAAATTTATAGGTTTTAACCAAGGGCGCAAGGGTTAAAGTTTAAGGCTTGACGGTGGTTTGTGTTTGTGTTATGCGTACACAACAACAAGGAGGTGAATCATGAGTGCTAAAATAACAGATGAGCTGTACATGGTAGCATGTGCTTTTGAGGGTAAAGAAATTGGCTCTGATTTTTTTCGTAAAATAATTGACCTTAAGCAAGGAAATGCAGTTTTGGAGGCTGTGGAGGCTATAGAAATTCTTTATGGGGAGTTACGTAGGTTACTTTATACGGCAAATTTAATCCTCGAAAACCACAAATATAGAATTGGGGATGATTATGGAAAATTAGTAGAAGCCATTTATGCAGCAAACCTTGTTCTTAAAAAATATGAACGGGAAAATGAATCATGAGTTGGACTGATCCGCAGCGTAACGATTTGTTTTATCACATAAACCGTATTTGTCGTGTGATGGATATGTATGGCATTTGCACACGTGATCCGAAAAGGGTGTGTGATGCTTTGGAGGATATGTTATCCAGCCGTTTTGCGGGGGATGATGTTGTGGTTGCTGTAAAGGCGATTATCCAAGAAACGGGCAGGGTTCCTTTGCCTTCGGAGATTGAGAGTTTTATCGGACAAAAGGAGGAAAGCCATGGGAATGACGGTTCAATTTATACTTGATAGGGACATGATGCAATGCGAATCGTGGGGATTGCAAAAGATATGCGATGATTTAAATGCAGAAATAGAAAAGTTAACGGATTTAAGATGGGAATTTTATCAAAAACGAAGAGAATCAGAAGAAGAAATGGAAGACCCAAAGGATGGTGATGGTTTAGACGGATCACTTTTGGTTAAGTTTCACCCAACTCCATTAGGGGTTATTATGGGGGAAATGTCTAAAACAGAAATACCAGAAACTGTAAGGTTTTTAAGGAAAAAATTTGATACAGTTTTGTGGAAATGCCATGATTTTTATGATTATACATGGTTTGATGGAGATAAGGCTTTATGCAGGGATGAAAAAAAATACGGACCTATAATAGTTAGGCATTGGTATGAATTGGAAGAGGAGGAAAGCCATGACGCATAAATACGAGAGAATTTCAAAGGTTATCAAGGAAACTTTTGGGGAGGATTTTGACGATGTTAAACATTGGAATCTTGTGTGTTTTGCGTATGCAATTTTAGAGGAGCTTGAAAAAGATGAATCGCAAAATTAAAGAATTGTTTGTTTTTATTGAAAAAATGTTTATGTTTTTTTGGTTCGGGGTTACGGCTTTGTATTTTGCGGGTATTCTTTTTGGTTTTGAGAATCGTTTCCTAATAGATTTTGCCCTTTTGTTTGGCTTTGCTGGGTTTTTTATGTTTTGGGTGAGGCATCAGTATGAATCGCGCTGAAGTGATACAGCGATTAAAGGACGTCTTGCCGAAAACAGAGGCACCGTTTGTAGATATCTTTTTAAAGACGCTTGAGGTTGAATCGCATCCGTCAGAGGGGTTGGTGGTTTTAAGGCTCCCTGGGCGGCATTTGGGAAGTGTGGTGCAGCTTTATGGGTCGGCATTAGAAAGATGCTTTGAAGAGCCCAACGTGTGCATGATGAAGGGCAACAAGGTTGAGTGGATCAAGAAAGAAAGGGATTATGTCTTGCCAAGGAAAGAAACGAAGGCGATGTGGTGGCAGAATTGATGGAGCCTTTGGAAGACAGAATTATCAATGTGATTGATGATTTGTTTGGTCATCGTCGCACAAGATTTGGGTATCTATCACCTATGGCTGATGATGATGATTTGCTGGTTTTGGGATTAGAGATTCTTAGGGAATTTGGTGTTAGGAATCCCGAAGAAGACACGCCTTGGATAAAAGAATTTATGCATGGAGAACAAGCCAGATTGGGAAAAGAAGTCTTGCAATCTGTGACAAAATGTGATTAAGTTTTTGGTGTATAAGGCAAGTGAAAAGCCGCATCATGCGGGGTGTTTTGAAAAAAACCTAGCTTGCTTTAAAGTGACTGATAAAGATTTTGGATTGGGAATACTCGGTCGGTCTTATTGGTTACTCTGGTTGTCTTGAGAGGATGCAAAACAGACAGCCTTAACAAGCCCTAAGCACTTATAGTGGTTTGTTTAAAAGGGACGATTAAACACCGTCCCTTTTTTAATCCAAGATTGAGTAGACGTTTTTTTCGTCGGGTTGTTTTTTGCGTTTCCGTTTCATAAAGAAATGGATGGAATCGGCAAAGGATGCTAGGGCAATGCAAAGGCATAGGCTGGCTAGGCCAACACCTTTTAATGATGCAACATAGTTGACTAAATCGAGCAATTCTTGTCCGTATTTCATAGTCCCCTCACGATACGAGTTTGTGGTGTTTTGTCCATTCACGCGGTAAAGACGTTTTAAGCAGCATCAGGTCATGGTTGATGTTCTTGATCTCTGTTCTGCATTCTGCCAGCGTTACGGTTGCTCTACGGCCTTCTTCATGAACAAAAAGGGCCTTGTGTCCGTGTTCTTCCATATGCATCATGCAGCGCGAGTAAAAACCGAGGTCACGTAGTTTTTGGATGTAGAGAGTGTTAATCATGGTTGGTCTCCTCAATAGGTAAATCAGCTTCAAGAATTTCTGCGTCTGGGTAATGTTTTTTTGCCTCTTCTTTTGACGCAAAAACAGGCATAAAGGCGTTTCCAAAAGACGCATCAAAGCGAGCCTCAAAGGGGATTCCTATCATTTGGACGTTGCCCCAAGTTCTTGCTATCAAAGGGATGTAGATGGTGTTCATGGTTATTCTCCTTTTGATTGTTTTATGGTGGATTCCGCTTGGATGCCTACCCTGGGTTGCCGTATCGGATACAGCATGGGCAGTGTTGGGGGATGGGAGATGGTGTTAGGCCGACACCAAGGCGGTTAATGAGTAGGGGATTCTCGCGCTCTAATTTTTCTGCTATGTGCAAGAGGTGGATAGTCAAACATTCCCTTGTTAGTACAATATCTGAATTCGATGGATAAACATGCTCTGGGAATGCCTCTCTCAGATAGGCATATACTTTGTTCACTCGTGTTTCAGTCATTGGTTTTCTCCTTTGTTTTGGTGAGTCATGATGGGGAATTTAAAAGGACTATAGGGATTGTATTCTGGCGAGACGTAGGACGTTTCTGCGTGTTCTTTGCCAAATTTGTTGGTTAGGCATGGGCTATTCAGTTTCTGTTGTTCTAACAAAATACGGGCGGCGAAGGCTTGCAGTTTTTCGCGGTCATCGGTTTGTCCAAAGATTTGATTGATGAGATTGTCAATCATTTGGTAGGAAAGGATGTTATTTTGGATCATGGTTAATCCTTGCAAGATAGTGTTAAAATTTGGGCTGAAGGATAATGTTTTCTTGCCTCTTCCATGGAGTCAAAAACAAGGCAATATCCTGAACAGGTAGTCATTTTTTCACCGTTATGGTATAGGGATAATTTTTCAGATTCATCAAAGTTCACTAATTCTTGATTATTGAGGCGGTGGCTTAAATTCTCCCATTGGCAATAAACCAAAGCCAAATAGCGCGTTGTTGTGGTTTCAGTCATTGGATTGGTCCTTTTGTTTGATAAGATGCTTGATGAGTAACTCCATGGATTTGGGGATGGGGTACTTGCCAGATTCATAGGATCGGATCGTGCGCACGCATTTCCCAACAAGAGCGCATAGTCCTGTTTGACTGACACCCAAGTGTAGCCTTGCTTGTTTAAACTGTTCGGGTGTCATGGTTGGTTTCCTTATTCTGGTAACTGATTTGTGATAGGACCCAAAATATCTTTATGTTTTTCTAAGATATCCTTTAAATCTTTAAAAAATTCGTTGTTTCTTTTATCAATAGGGATTGTGATGGTACGGGTTTTATCCCGCCATGAAAAATACGAATTAGATAAAAAACGTTCAGATATAAAAAATTCACGGCCTTTTAATAAAAATTGGATAATTCGGCTTGGGTGTTCTTCTATGTGATTTTTTAATTTGTGATAGTTATACTCGCTTGATGCTTCTGGGTCTGGGATAAATTCCTTAAAACACAAAAGGAATTTAGAAAATTCTAGCTCGGCTTTCGCCTTTTCCAAGCTGTTTTCCAAGGATTCGATGTTGTCTTCTATGTTTTCGATGTTGATCATGGTTGGTTTCCTTTTGTTGATGATAGATACACAATACGGCAATACTTGCAGTCTGTCAAGGAAGAAATTGCAGCTCCATTGTATTTTTTTTATTTTTAGGTTTTTGGGGGATTTTCTTTCGACCCCCCTCCATTTTGCCGAGTACGCATTAAAAAATATATAAAATATCAGCAGAATATCATTAAATGACAAGCAATAATCAATACTACACTAGTCCAGTTTTCTATAAAAAAGGCACAATATACAGAGAGATTTTTTTTGAAAAAATGAAAAAAAGGTGTTGACATGCTGCAGGAATTGCAGTAGTCTGTATATAACAACAACACAAGCGTTTAACACTCAACAAAGGAAACCAAAACCATGAAACACGACTTTGAAACCATCCTAAACGAGGCCCTAGAGAATGAAGGCATCATGAATGAGCAATACACAGCCTTTCACAACTACAGTGTGGGAAATCAATTTATGGCCAGATGCCAGCTAGAGAAGTGTGAACCCATAAACACCTTTAAAGGCTGGCAGGCACTAGGGCGCACCGTGAAGAAAGGGGAGAAGGCAATCTCTTTATTGTACCCGTACATCTTCGCAAAAGACAAAGAAGACCCAAACGGCGAGAGCGTCACAGTCTTTAAACCGCGTAACCTTTGGTTTGGATTGTCACAAACAGAAGGCAAAGACTACAGGCACGAATTGCCACCAGAAGTGACTAAGGACCGCCTGAGAAAAATGATGCTAAACCTAAACATAACAGGAGAACCCTTTAAACGCATGAACGGCAACGTCATGGGATACGCAAAAAACAGAACCATCGCTATCAACCCTTTGGATAAAAACCCGATTGCAACCCTGTTTCACGAAATAGGACATATCCTTTTAGGACACACGGTAGACGTTCACGAATACCTAGCAACCAGAAACGTATGCGAAGCCGAAGCAGAAAGCGTGTCTTATCTCACCATGGCTTGCCTAGGGCTACACACAAAAACAACAAAAGGACATTCATCGCGATATATCAAATCTTGGCTAGAAAACCCCAAGAATGATATGCGCCTGAATAAGGTTTTCAAGGCCGTGGACGACATTTTAAAAGCTATGGCACAAGAACCTAAAGAACTACCCCAAACCCTCAGAAACGCAGCCTAAAGGAACAGAATCATGATCACTTTAATCATCCTTATCATCAACATGGCAAACATCGAGCCAGAGCAAACAATCCACACGCAAAAATTTACAACCAAAGAACAATGCGAAAGCGTAGGGAAGGAAATCCTAGTCATGGAATATGAACAGCTACAAAAACGAGGAGCATTAAACAAAGACAAGAAAAACTATCAGATCAGCTTTAAATGCGTAAAATAGGGAGAAAGAGCGAAAAGAAAGCGAAAAAAAGACGTGAGAAAGAGGCGAAAAAGACGTGAGAAATAATTTCTTAAAATTGTATCTTTAATTTCTTTCTGGTTTTTTTGACGAAAAATTGCCTTATGCTTTTGCATGGGGCTTTTTTTTGTTTTTGTTGTGTATTATATACATATAAGAAAACCTAATTATGGATTGCAAGATGGTATCAAAAACGCCTGAGATCGCACGCAGGGCTGGACGGCCTACAGGCAGCACAAAGAAGAAATACTTAACGCCGCAACGTATGCAGGACGTGGAAGACACTCTCACACTGTTGACAGGCAAAGCATACGAAGACAGCCCGACAGTGCCTAAAGGATGGGACGTTGAGAAATGGGCAGAGAGCGCTTGCTATAGAGCAACGCAGGTGGTGTGGAGCATTCTTAACGAAAAGGACTCTGACAGCCTCACAGCCGCGCAAATCATCTTCAGGCTTGCCAAGAAGCTAGAGAGCAAGAACGCATCCAGACAGGCCGTGGAGGACACAATAAACGCCCTTGCGGCAATCAAGCATGTGATCGTAGATGCAAAAATTGACCAAAGCCAAAACAGCTAAAGCACGCGCACCCAAGGCAGAGATGCCAACGGTTGAAATGCCAGTAGGGCGCACGCTTGATATACCCGTTGCTAGGGTGTTTCAGCCTCTCTTGCAGCCCGCACGATACAAGGGCATACACGGCGGCAGGGGATCAGGTAAATCAACGTTTGCAGCACAGGCCGTGGTGACGCAGTGCCTCTTTCGCCCTGGATTGCGTGTGGTGTGCGTACGTGAAACACAAAACAGCTTGAAGGAATCGGTTTACCAGTTGATTGTGGACCAGATAAACAAGCTAGGTGTTGCGTCGGCGTTCAACGTGCAATCATCGCGCATTATTACACCCGGAAATGGATTGATAATTTTTGCAGGGATGCAGGACCACACTGCCGAAAGTATCAAGTCACTAGAGGGATTTGACATTGCATGGTGTGAAGAGGCGCAAACCATGTCCAGCAGGTCACTGGAGATACTGCGGCCAACCATCCGAAAGATAGGCAGTGAATTGTGGTTTACGTGGAACCCAAGAAACGCCAGTGATCCCGTGGATCAACTCTTGCGGTGTGAACAGCCACCAAAGGATGCCGTTGTCATCAAGGCCAACTACAACGACAACCCTTGGATGCCTGATGTTCTAAACGAAGAGCGGCTTTATGACCAGCAATTCAAACCAGACAGATATGGCCATATTTGGCTTGGTGAATACGAACCGACAGCCGTAGGGGCAATATGGTCGCGACAAATCATCCATGAAGGTAGGCGATGGGAAAAACCAGAAATGGAGCGCATCCTTGTTGCTGTTGACCCTAGTGTGACAGCGGGAGAACATGCAGACGAAAACGGTATTATTGTTGTGGGCAAAGGTACAGATGGGCGCGGGTATGTTTTGGATGATGTGAGCATTAAAGGCACGCCAGCGCAATGGGCACAAAGGGCTGTTGCTGTTTATGATGAATATCAGGCGGATGCTATCGTGGCAGAAGTGAATCAGGGCGGGCTTATGGTTAAAAATACCATTATGGCCGTGCGTCCCAACGTGCGTGTCATAGAGGTGAGAGCGTCAAGGGGTAAACACGTCAGGGCAGAGCCTATCAGTGCCTTGTATAACCTTGGGCGCGTATCTCATATCGGAACATTTCCCGAGTTAGAAAGTCAAATGTGCAAGATGACAGCGGCGGGATATGATGGGGAGGGGTCACCTGATAGGGTAGATGCTCTTGTGTGGGGCTTTACTCAGCTTTTTGAGCAAATAGCCAAAGGAAAGCCAAAATTTTCTAAACCCGTAGTATTGCGGCCAGCATATAGGTTTTACTGATGAAAAGCTTCCGCATTAAACAGGAATTTTATTTGGTGTTTTTGCCTTTTGACCGAACAAGTGGAGTGACCACATTTTTTGATAAAATCAGATTTAGGGCTTTGTCATGGTTTTTTGATAGGGAAAAACGGGATTTTTATGATTTTGGCCATGTTTATATCTTTTTAAAGAAAAATGACGTATTGGCTTGTTTAAGTAGGACGATGTGGGGTTATTTTTTGGATGTGGAAAAGATCAACTTGTTTAGTGACAACCTATTGGACAATGAGAAGGATTTATTTTTGAAGTCTTTAAAGCAGAATCATGGTAAAAGCAACGCGATTGTGAAAGTGAAAACGCACATCAAGCCTCAAATGAGATGGGAAAAAACAATCCATAGCGGAAATTTATGCCATATTTTAGCTTGCAATGTGTTAGCAATTAAAAGAAAAGCAAAAAGTCCCTTTGATTTATACAAGTTTTTGGTTAAAAAGGGCTGTGAGGTTATAAAGGAGTATTGATTATGGCAAGTGCAATCATACCAGCAGCCTTGGCTATTGGAACTAGTATATATTCGGCAAAACAGCAACAAAAACAGGCTAAAAAACAAGCCAGCATTGCTACAACAAGCCAAGTTAAAATTGAAAAGGAACAAATGCAACAAGAACGGGTTTTAAAAGACCAAGAAAGCGAACAAAAAAGAATGCGGGCAGAGCAAATTAGGGCTTTGCGTGGAAGAAGTGGCTCTAGGTCGCTTTTAGCGACATCAGAAACAGGTTTAAGCAATGTGATGGGTTGATATGTCCAAACCAGTTAAAAAAATAACCAAACCGATTAAAAAAGTTGGAAAAGCTGTAGAAAAATATGCCCTCAAAACACCGGCAGCAAAAGCTCTAATGCCTAAAATGCCTCAAGAGGCTGCACCAAAGGCAGGCAATCCAAGCGTGGAAGGATCACCAACTCAGCCAACTCAGCCAGCTGAACCAACATTAACCACAGATCAAATTGAAGAAAAGCGCAGAAGAGGAACAAGACGTTTATCGGCAGATAAAAATAGATCATTGTTAGGATAAAAAAATGCACTCAAAAATACCAAAATTTAGAAACAAATACAGATCCGTAACACAGGATGTAAAATGGACAAAAAAACCAGATGGAACATATGTACATAAACGAGATATAGGGAAAACCGAAAATAAACTAACAACAGCAGATATTAAACCAGGTGATCCACGTGTCTCTCACCCAGTAAGAGGCCGTCGTGGTCCTTTTAGTAGAATTATTCCTCTTAAATTAGGAAATCAAAATTTAAACCCTCAAAATTCACTTTTAGGATAACATGTTAGACGTAGAAACAATTTTAAAGCGATATCAAAAAGCAAAGTCAGAGTATGACGAAAATAGATGCTTGTTTGAGGAGGTAATTAACTACGTCAACCCATTTAAAAACACTTATAATGGCAATTCATCACATGAAGCTAATGAATCCAACACTTTGCAGCATGACAGTACGCCACTTGTTTCTAGTGTGAATTTTATCAATACTTTGTCCAAAAAGTTTACGCCTCAATTTACGCGATGGGTTGAGTTAGAGGTAGGCCCTGGAATGCCTGACCAATATCGGAACCTTTTTGATACTGCTTTGGAAGCATTAAATGAATTGATCTTTAGTTTTATCGAGACTAGCAATTATGCGGCGGTAAAACCAAGAGTATATTTTGATCTTGGAATTGGCACAGGGTGTTATGATATTGTAAAAAACCCTGATCCTTTGGCAAATCCATTGCTATTTATTGACCATCCATTAACGTCATTATCGCTTGTTAGTCGTGCTGATGGATTCATAAATATGAAATTCATCGATAAACCGGTTAAATGTTGTGAATTAAAAGAACTTTATGGTGGAAAATTAAACTTAACCGCAAAATTGGAAAAAGACGTAAGCAATTCTAAGGATGGGAACCGCGAGATAAAATTGGTTGAGGTTGTCTATTGGGATGACTTGACAAAATTATGGTATTTTGAGGTTATTTATCCAACAGAAAAGCACAGTATGCTGAAGGTTTCAGATAAAGAGTGCATGAGAATCACGCCGAGATGGTTGACAATTCCAGGGCAATCTTATGGAATCGGTCCGTTTACAATGGCTTTATCTGATATTCGGCAGTTAAACTCTTTGACAATTTTAGAACAACAAAGCGCAGCGTTTAGCACGTTTGGTGCTTATACTGTGGCTGGCATGGATACGTTTAATCCTACAAATTGGGTGATGCAACCCATGTCATTTTTTCCTGTGGAACGCAATGGTGGACCTGATGGTCCGAGTATTGCGCCTTTTCCAAATGTAGGAAATTTTCAGGCACAGGAATTTATGATAACGGGCATGAAAGATCAAATTCGCCAAATTATGCTGGATCGTCGATTGCCACCTGAAACGGCGCAGCCTAAAACGGCGTTTGAAATTGCGGAAAGAATGAAAGAGCTTGAGACAGATATAGGCGCAGCATTGCCGCAACTTTATTATGAAGATGTTATGCCTGCTGTTCGTAGAATTGTGTCTATTTTGCAAACGTCAGGTCATTTGGATGCTGTTTTGCAGCCATTATTGGGCAAAATACCAAATTTGAGTTTAGCAGATTTGCTTAATGGATTTGCTTTAAAGGTTAAAATCACAAGCCCTATATCAAGATTGCAATCTGTTCAAGATGTGCAAGCCTTTAGCCAAGCATTTTCTATTATTCAAGGAATTTTACCTGAAATCTCCACTATGAGTTTAAATTTGCCCAAAACCGTGCATTGGATATTCCAAAAATTGGGTGCGCCTAATAATCTTTTGTTGCCCGAGCAGGAATTGCAACAGCTACAACAGCAATTACAAGACGCGGCAGCACAAGGAGCGGCGCAGGTTCAAATGCAAAATGCAGGGGTTTAATATGAATTTGAACAATCCATTACAATTTAAAACAAAAAATCCAGCCAATAAAACGGAAAATTCGGATGCTTTGTTAAAGCAAAACCATAAAGTTATCCTTGATTTTTATCGTTTGTTTAGTACCCCTGAAGGAGAAAGAGTTTTGGCGTTTTTGAAATCAAAGACGCTGGATCAACCATGCTGGAATCCAGCATACGGTGAAAATGCAGAGCGCAATGCCTTTGCAAGAGAAGGACAAAATCACATTGTCCGAGAAATCTTAAAATTTATTGAATACGGAAAGGGTTTAAACGATGAATGAAGAAGCACTTTTATCAGAAAGTCTAATTGCGGATGGCACTCAAGATAGTTCTGTGGAAATTAAAGAATCTACGGCGCAAGAAATTATTTTTAAGCCAGACAATGTGCCCGATGATTTTTGGGATGATGAAAAAAAATCTCTTAAAACAGACGATCTTTTAAAATCATATTCGGAATTGGATAAACGCGCCAAAGGATTGCGAGAAAAGTTATCCAAAGGAATGCAAAACGTTCCTGATGATCCAAAAGGATATGAATTCCAAATGGAAGAACAGGTTTTGAAAGATTTAGAGGTTGAAGAATTAAATGCCGATATGGTGGATATGGCAAAATCAGCCGCTTTAGAGGCTGGATTGTCTAAAGAACAATTTAATGTGTTCATGACAAAAATCATACCACAGTTGCATGAATATGAACAAGTTTTAAATCAAAGAGAACCTACCCAAGAAGAAATTGAACAACAAAAACAAGAAGTAGAAAGTTATAAAAAACAAGAACGTTCAAAACTTGGTGATGGCGCGGATAGAATTATTGAAAGCGTCAAAGCCCATCTTAATACAATCAAAAGACAAAATGTGTTTTCTGAATCAGAGGTTGATTTGATCCAAAACGGTCTTGGTGCATCTGCTGATGGGATCATGATTCTTAATAAAATGTTTACCAAAATGTTTGGTGAAACATCTCGGGTTTCTGATTTTAATGCAAAACCATCATCGTTTGGTGTTGTTACGAAAGATTCCTTAATGGAAAGATTAAATGATCAAAGAAACGCCACCAATTCTGCTTTTTATGAAGAAACACAGCGCATGGTGGAAAGATATGGGGAACAAAAGAAAAGGGCATCAAAATAAATGTTTACAAAATAGGTTTGTTGTTATATTTGATAAAAAAACGACCTATTTTTAGGCCCGCAGTTTTGCCCCTAGTAAAAAAATAGCCCTCTCGTTGATCGTGAAAAAATCAATTTAACGAGAGGGACTTATGTCATCTTTACAACAGGCAAATAACTTTGCCATTGAGTTTGACCTTAAAACAAAACTTGATGCAACGTTACAGGAGTCAAAACTAAGAAAATTATGCCAAGTGCGTACAAATGTTGTTGGTTCTACGACAACTTTTAACCGTATTGGCTTAATGACCACCAACCAAAGAACAATCGGTGCAGGACCATTGCAGGCTCAAGATGTGGCCCAAAGCCACGTTGTTGCGAACATTAACGTTTTTGATGCCGTCACAATGCTTGATGACACGGAAATGGATCGCATTACATACGATTTAAAATCGTATTTGATCCAAGCAGCACGTTCGGCGGTTATTAACCGTATTGAACAGGTTATTATCAATGCCATGAATGCTGGTGCAAGTGCTACAATTTCAGTGGGTGCAGATGGTACAAACTGGACTTTGGCAAACATGATTGAATTAGCCAACATTTTTGACCGATTAAACATGCCGCAACAAGGACGTTATTTTGTTGTGCATCCAAACAGTTTAAAAGCGGCTCTTCAAACATCGGCGGTTACAAGCTCTGATTTTAACACCTTGATGGCTCTTATGGGATCTACAGGTGATTTAACCGGAAAATCTTACCTTGGTTTTGAGTTTATCGTTATGGGTAACTTAGACACTACAGAAGGTGGTTTGCCGTTTAACGGTACAACAAACGTTCGTACAAACTTTGCCGTTTCCGCTAATCATCTTGGTCTTGCTTTTAATAGAGACATTCGCACAAAAGTGTCTATGATTGATCGGGAAGATTCGTGGCAGATTTTGGCATCTGTTTCTGTTGGTGCCGTTGGCATTGGTAGTACGCAAGCTGGAAAAGAAGGAATTTACAAATACTTAATTGACGAAGCAGTTTAGGAGAACTTATGGCTTATATCGCAAGAAATCTCGTTTCCGTTGGGGGCGAACATTCAGGAACATCAGTTATCACATCGGGTGTGGCTCGCCGTGCTCCTATGCAATTTACTTATGGAACTGCGGATTCTATTACCACATGTCGTGCCAGTGGATATTTTAACAATGCGGCAAATCTTCTTAGAAAAGGCGATCTGGTCACTATTACCAGTTATTCGGGTGCCGATTTTGAGACAAACGCAAGTGTCACTATTTCTGGTTATCAAAACATGGTTGTTTTGAGTAGTGTAAACGGTGTTGTGGACTTATCGGACGGATCATCTATTGGATTAACAAACACTTAATAATTTGGGCTTGTTATGAGTTCGCGTGAAAGCATCGCATCGCAAGCCCTATCCCTTTTGGGAGCCAACACTATTTTAAGTTTTGATGAGGGCACAAATGAGGCTAACATCATAAACGATCATTACGATCAGTTTATCCGCAATATGTTTAGTTTGTATCCTTGGTCTTTTGCGACCAAAAAAGTCACATTAGAGCAATATACAACGGACCCATTAAATGAATATAAATTTCAATATGTGCGTCCCGATCAAGCATTGTATATTTTTAAGATATTTGATTCTATAAGCTATTATGCTGATACTATTGTAGATTTTGATATTTTGGAAGATTTAATTCTTTGCAATTATGATAATCCTGTTGTAGCGCAGTATTCTGTTTATAAGGAAGAAAACCTTTGGCCAGGATATTTTGCGGAATTTGCGGTTAATGCTTTAGCAGCGACTATAGCAATTCCTGTAACGCACAATGCAGAATTGGCTAGTCTTTATGATACAAAGGCTTTTGGCGATCAACGTTCTGTAAGAAAAGGTGGCCTTTTTGCACGTGCAGTGGGAGCCGATTCTAGGCAAAAACCACCGATTGCCCTTAGAGGAAACCCTATTATTTCCTCTCGATATAGAAATGGTGGGTTTTTTGGATTATGCCAGTATTAAGAGTTGACCAAAGAAAATGGACTAAGGGTGAACTTGACCCTGAAATGTTAAGTCGGGGTGATGTTGAACCTTATTATGGGGCTGCCTCAAGACTTTTAAACGTGTTTACGCTGCCTCAAGGTGGTATCCAGCGCAGTCCAGGGTTAAAATGGGTTGGCAGGGCTTTAAAGCGCGTTACACGGGCCACGCCAACAGTTATCACTGCTCCTAATGGCGGCATAACGTACAGTGCCAACGATGGCAATCTTATTACATCCCTTTCATCCACAACGCCGATAAGCACAATAAACCCCTATGTTCTTGTGCAGTATGACCTTGGCGCGTCTATTCGTGTAGGGTATATTCGGGTTAGTGGGTTAAGGTCTGATTATGGCAGTGTTGCCAACGTTATTCTTCAGCGCAGTGTAGACGGTGTTGTTTGGACAAACATTCGCACAGATACGTTAAGCGCAACAGATTTAAATTACACAGCCAGGGTTCAAACCAATGCACGATATGTTCGCATTGCCCGTATAGGAACAACAGACGAAACCAATAATTTGTTGCGTGTTCGTGAGTTGGAAGTTTGGTCAGAAGCCTCAGAAAGCAACATTAAATTTATAAATTTTGAATTTAATACGGAGGATACATATCTTTTGGTTGTTACGGAATTTAATATAGCCGTATACCGAAACAGTGTTTATCAGGTTGATATTTATGCACCTCAGCTTTTTAATTCAAAAATTCCTTATTTGAATTGGACGCAAAATGCAGATGCGTTGATCCTTGTAGAGCAAACAATGCAACCTATAAAGATAACAAGATTGTCTAACACGAATTGGAATGTTGAAACCATACAATTTGATTTTATTCCAAAATATGATTATGTTCAAACAGAATACACGCCAACAGGCCATTTGACCCTTAATGCTGTATCGGGAAACGTAAAATGCGTTTCTCAGACAGATGAATTTTTGTCTGGGGATGTTAATAAGTATATTGAAGGAAATGGAGGATTAGGACGCATTGTAAAATACATCAATAGCAAAACAGTCATTTGCTATATGGAAATTCCTTTTTTTAGTACAGATAATATAGCTGTAGGGTCTTGGAAAATTTTAGGGGATTATGTAAGCGTTTGGGGTGGTGGGTATGGATGGCCTAAAACCGCAGTGTTTTATGAAGGTCGTCTTTGGTTTGGTGGCTCTCAAAGCCGCCCAAGAACAGTTTGGGGAAGTCGGGTTAATGACTTTTTTAATTTTGATCCAGGTACTGCTTTAGATACGGATGCGGTTACGATTGATGTTGCCGGTTCAAACAATGAATTAAACTCAATAACAGCTATTTTTGGTGGTCGGAATCTTTTGGTTTTTACCACAGGGGCTTCGTATGCGTTTATAAAAAGCTTAGATGAAGTAATAACACAATCCAATGCTTATTTGCCGCCACAAACCAATATAGGTGCCGCTGAAAATGTAAAGTTAGCTGATATTGAAGGCGTAGTCTTTTATGTGCAAAGAGGCGGATCAAGTCTAAGGCAGTTTGTTTATACAGACACAGAGGCAGCTTATACATCTCCTATAGCGTCTCGGTTAAGTTCACATCTTTTTAAAGTCCCAAAATCAATGTCTTTAAGAAAAGCCATTTCTACCAATCAAGGATCGTATCTTTTGATTGTAAATGAAGACGGAAGTTTAACGATTGCTAATATCTCAACGGAAGAGGAAATTTTTTCTTTTTTTGAAAGACAAACAAGTGGCGGTGTATTTTTAGAATCAGGGACTGTTTTTGATCGCATGTATGTTGCGGTAAGAAGAGGAACAGAAATTGAAATTGAGGAATTTAATTTTAATCATATTTTAGATTCTTCGACGCGCATAACCACGGGTTTACCAGCGCAATCTTTTTCAGGATTGGATTATCTAAATGGCAAAACGGTTAAGGTTTGGGCAGATAATAAATTGCTTTCAGATGTTACCATTTCTAATGGAATGGCAACCATAGCAACACCAGCCTCTAATTTTGTAGAATTTGGTTTTGATTTTACCCCTGTTATCAAAGACCTGCCTCTTACAAAAGAAAATTCTGAAGCAAGACTTGGCATAAAAAGACATGTAAATCAAATTCATTTGCGCGTATATGGCACAACATCTTTAAATGTAAATGGAAATGAGGTAGATTTTTTTAAAATAACCAATACACCTAAAACTAATGCTTTGTCTCCCTATACAGGCGTTGTATCTGTTTATGGAAATCGCGGCTGGGACAATGATGGAATTATAACGATAACGCAGACAAAACCAGGATTTATGGAAATTTTAGAAATTAGTAAGTTTGTTGACACATGACATCCAGTTTTCTTCCTTCAATGACATCAATAGCTACAAGTGTTTCTGGCATGATGGGTCAACCTGCGCCTCAAGGTGTTGGTGGGTTATCTGCTTTAAGTATGTCTGGTTTTATGGCTAAAGAAAGTCTATTAAGCAACGTGGCAAAACCAGCTTTGCTGGGGTTTAAAATAGGTGGTGCTATTGGTGGCGGGTTTGCTGAAAAATATGCTTTAAAAACGCAAGCACGGGATGCGGAATTGCAAGCTAAACAAGAAGAATTAAATGCTCTATCTCAACAAAATTTTTTTCAAGAATCTTTAATAGAAAATTTTGCTCAGCAGACGGCAAAATTGGCAGCTCGCGGCATTTTAACCACAGGACCATCCGCTTATGCTTTTGCGGGACGTTCGGCTAGAAATGTTACTCGTGACATTGAAGCCGCTAAATACTCAGGAAAAATTCGCTCTGAACAAAATAAAAGAGAGGCTTCTTCTTTTAGGTCAGCTTCAAAACAAGCTGTAAAATCCGGTATTGGTAAAGCATTTTCTTTTTTAGCGGGAGAACTATAAAATGGTATCCCCAATTCCTGTTTTAGAACAAAGAACACAAGGCGTTGTGGATTTGCCTAACGCGCCAGACCCTATTGCTCAAAATGGTTTTAATTCTTTTGTTGAAGCGACTATAAACGCATCATCAGCTTTAGAAAAATCTCAACAAGAAGCAGAAATTCGCGCAGAAAGAGAATACCAGCAAGAGTTAAAAATTCAGTCCATGCAATTAGAGACTGATATGACTACGCAAATTTTTGAATTGAATAATAAATATGCTTTTGCCCCAAAAGATTTAGAAACGGCTTTAAATGAATATAAAAAAGATTTTATGAAAAACATTATTGATCCAACACAATATGCTGTTTTTGATAATGCTTTTGAAATAAAAAAAATGGCTTCAATAAACGCCGCTTTTCAAAATTATAGAAAGCAAAACGTGCAGTTTACCGAATTGAACGCCCGTAAATTGGTGGATTCAAATTTAAATGCCATGAGCCAAACGGCATCTCAGTTTTTTGGGCAAGAGCAATCCGCGCAAGTCACGAGTTCCATGGCTATTATGCAGGCTTACAATGGTATTTTGCAGGCATACAATCAAACGGATTCCGACGGCAATTTGATTTTTACCCCGTTACAGATTGTCAACGGCATACAGCAAGCGGACAAAAACCTAAATGAAGGCTTGTTTAATGGGTGGTTAAACAGCCAAACAGATGAAGATGAGGTTTTTCGTGTCCTTCAAAGCGGACAATTAAACGTGTTATTGCCAGACGGACAAAGAGGAGTAAACACTATCAATGTTTTATCTGGCATGGACCCCAAGTTTTTACAGAATGTCCAAGAAAAAATTATTGCCCGTAAAGAAGGGCAATTAAACAAAATCAATACTGCCTTAGAAAAGAAAGACTATCCTAAGTATTTTGCCCTGAAAGGCACGCCTATCCCGTCTTTGGATTTAGCAGACCCAGCATCTTTTGTGGAAAGAAAAAAGTTTTTTGACGACCAAAGTCAAAACGATCCTAATCTTCGTGGTGTTTTTTTTCCTCTCTTAATGAGAGAGGAAGTAGATGGCATCGCGGCGCAAGTGGAATCTTTACCAGCCAACCAACGCGGGGCGTTTTTATCGGAATTAACAGAGAAAAACTCTAACGCCATTAACGATGAAATTCTTTCTTCTCTCTTTGAAAAAGACCCTAACCTTGCTTTAGCCACAAGTTATACTAAAATTGATGATGACATAACCAACAACATCATTTTTGGTCAGGAATTGAGAAAATCAAAATCCGTAGAAATGGATGAAGCCTCTCTTAAAAAAGGTGCTATTGCAGACCTTAATGGCGTAGAAAACCCAGAATTTCGGGCTATGGCTATTGATGGTATTTTAAATATGGCAGCCGTAAAAGCAGCAAAAGGCGAAATTCTTGATGAAGAGGCTATTAAATCAATCAAAGAAAAAATGGGCCTAAACGTTTTAGAATACAAAGGAGGGCGCGTTCTTCCTTTTCGGAAAGATGGCAAATATGTCACGCAAACAGAATTAAAAGATACTTTGAATACTTTAGATAACATCTTCCTAAAAAGCATAAACCATGCCGTACCTGGTTATTTTGACACTAAGCAAAAGAAGTTTGTTACTATTGACGTAGAGGATGTGCTGAACAAAGCCACGTTAGGGACGTATTCTAATGGCATGTATAACGTGAAGGATTCCACTATTGAATGGGCAGCTTTGGATGCTAACGGGCAGCCTTTTGTGGATAATTTTGGGGACGTTATGCCTTTTATGCTTGATATGATAAACATCGTCAAAAACGAGAACATTAAACCTAAAAAAATTCCTCAAACTATGGAAGATTTTGTAAAGCCAACTAAAATTGATATAACTCCGCTTTCAATTCCAGAAAAAAATCAGAAAAATAATCAAAATACACTTGATGGTATATTTGGCTTTTAACTATGGATGGCATTGCTTCTTTTTTAAAACCACATTCACCCAACAAGCCAGACATTGCTGTTGATTATAGCCCCGATTCCTTTTTAGAGAATGCCCAAGCGCAATTTTGGAACATGGCATCTAATGAAACCACCACCTATCGTGACTTGCGTCAAATGAGAATGGAATCCGACCGCTTGGATGCGCTGCGTCCTTATATCGGTGACAACCCTGATTATACCAAAATGGCGGGATTTGAAACGCTAACAGAGGAAGACAAAGCCCTTGTACGTGGGGAATTTTCTTTATCAAGAGTGTTTTTAGGCGATAGCAAAGAAGCCGCATTAAAAGCAAACCAAATCAGAAACACCCTTCTTGATGGCGTTGTGGATGGGCTAAGAGCACAAGGACAAGGGCAAAACCTGAAAACATCCAAAGAGATGATGTCCACCATTGTTGAAGAAGCCAAAACCTACCAACAAGAGGCCAACGTCAAATTCCGTGGCTCAACAAATCTCAGTGCCATTGGGGGGCTTTTGGCGGGTGGGGCAGCGGGATCATTAGTGGACCCTGTCAATGCAGCGGCCACGTTTATAGGGCCAAGCGCGCGTGTCAAACTAGGCAAGGCACTATTGCAAGGTTTTGCGCTTAATGCAGGTGTGCAAGCTGTCCAGCAGGAAACGGATGAGTTTCGGGAATGGAAGCAGCAGTTAGGCGCGGAATGGGGCATAGAGGAGCGTCTTTCTAACATTGCCTTTGCAGGGTTTGCGGGTTCTGCCTTTGAAGGCCTTTATCGTGGTTTAAAAGCCCTACCGAGTGTGTCTATGACGGCGGCGGAGCATTTGTTCAGAAACAAGAAAGCCAGTGCTGGCGGCGGTATAAACACTCAAGCCTTGGCTGATGAATTGGCAATTAAAGCCAGACAAGCGCATATTATGGAAACGGCCCCTGATAATTCTATCAATGGGCTAAGGAATCATGAAGCGGCTTTGCGTGATTTGGATAATGGGAAGCTGGATGTCCCAAGTGTAGATAACCAACGGTTTAAAGATGATATTATCAATTCTAAAAACATCATAACGGAGGATATGCCCAATTCCTATAGGGGGCTAAAGGAATCTATTAAACAAAATACCGCTGTGAACGTAGCGGCGGCAGACAATCAGTTCGACGTACAAAAAGAATCCGCTTTTTTCCCCAAGGCCAGAGAAGACTTTAATCCCCAACAAATAGTCAATCCACCACCGAAACAAGCATTATCCCCACAAACAGAGATTGAACGGGCCGCTGACCTTAAACTAAGTGCTTTTGAGGGCATGGTAGAACGTGACCCCGAGGCTTTTGTTGTGATTGACGGAAATGCTACTCGTGTGTCAGACATCTTGGAAACGGTGAGGGAATTTGATAACCATGTAAATGCGTTTAAAGCCTGTGGGATATTATGAATGATTTTTTAGATTGCT